GTTTTATTTTGCATTGTTTTTTAGGAAATAAGAAAACCTTTTATAAAAGGATAGAGGGTATGACTGATGTTGAAACGACTGATTCGTCGGATTCATCATCATCATCTGCATCTTCTCTCAATTCTTCCAATAATTCATATGAAAATTACAATCATTACAATGGCACATCCATTGCAACCAAATATTATGGACCAAATGGCGAAGTCGTCATTATAAATAGTCCCTCTTCTATTACTGTGATTAATTCAACTGGAATTAGTGTAGAATACAAGGCAAATGTTTCCTCCTCTACAAAAATAGATACAATTACTTATCTAGGTCCAAATGGCGAGAAGGCGACATTTGTAAGCGGTTCAAATGGTGGCAATGCCGTAAAAGTGACAGACGCGCAAGGCAACAGTGTAATTTATGGAGAGACGCAAAAGTCTTCTTCTTCCAGTTCTTCTTTTATGAATTACAATCCATTGACATCCTATTATGGAAGCACCGGAAACCCAATTCCAAATAATTCGGCATATGCATATGTTTCTCCCGCGCCCGAGGTTTCTTCCTATGAATATAATCAATATCAATCCCAAGCAAATCAGCCATATGATTACTCTTCTTCTCTCCCACCAAAAATTCCAAGAAGCCAAATACTTCCAGGGCAAAAGAACCTGTATATATTGAAATCCCAAGTGGTTCCACCGGTGTGTCCTGCATGCAATCCAGCAGTGATTTATAAAGACAAGGAATGTCAGGCGTGTCCTCCATGTGGTCGCTGTCCTGAACCGAGTTTTGAATGCAAAAAAGTGCCGAATTACAATGCCATAAACAATGAATATTTGCCCACTCCTATTCTGAATAGTTTTTCAGGTTTTGGAATGTAGATGAAAAAATATAATGAAAAGCATTTAAATACATAATCATAAGTATTTCAATATTTTAATGTCAGAAGCGTCAGAAACAGAACCCTTTTCTTTTATCACAGATTCTCACGAAAAACTGTTACTAGATACGGCATATCAAGCAATTACCTCATTGGAATTGTGGGAATACATGTCTAAACCGAATAAAGGTTATATGCTTAGTTCAGACAAAGAACTCGGTCTTATCATGAATGAAATCGTTAAATTAGGATACGACGGTCATTCGGGCGGTTCTTTTGGTTGCACAATGAGAGAAATGCAATATGTTGCTACATACGGGTTATTAAAATACAAAGAGGCACGCCACACTACTCTCTCTTCTTAACGCATTTTTCATCCATTTGAAATGTTTCTCCCGAATCGGTTTGCGGAACAATTTTAATGATGCACTTGGCTTTCTCGCCATAAAGAGGTTCAGTGCATCCTTTGCCGTGATTTTTCATGGTTTTCACCTTTTTATGAATCTTTGGCAATTTGAATATTTTCGGTGTCAAACATCGCGCTCTAAAATGTTCATATCTTTCTTTCACGTCGCAGAATTTCAAGTTAGATTTTTTATTCAACATTTTATTAATCAATTCATGCAAATCATAAATATAACGAGAGAATGTATCTCGACTCGTCATATGTTTCATGGTTAAAGGCATTTGTTTAAAATTCGTTTTTAAATTAATGCGGCAATATTTGCATGGCAATACGTGTTTCAAATTTAATACAAACTCCCGATAATGTTTCTTGTCTTCTAAAGTAGGGTTAACAGGATAATTGAAACTCATAATATGCAAATAATGCCACATGCTGGGCCCCCAAACGCTTGTCAACATTCCATCTCCGCTATTAAAATCCTTTTTTGAATATACGCGTTTTGTTTTAGTCATATAATTCAATCATACAATATTTTTCTCAATAATTGTTTTAGAATAATTGGCAGGTTTATTTAGAACTCGTGAAAACATGGTTGCAATGATTTCCTTGTAATATGTTTCATCCTTTGTATAATCAGACTTGTTGATTTGGATTAATTTTCCATCACGATTTCTATAAAACATTATAAAGTATGATTCGTCGTGTTTATATATTTAATTTATTGTATTAAAATATATGAACATTCCAAAACTACCAAAGATAGACAGCACAACCGTTGTCATTCTCCTATTCATTTTGGCATTGGTGGGGATTTCTCTCTATTATTATTTTACATACATTGGCAAATCTACCTTTAAACACAATTTAGAACATCAAACAGCAGATTCTAAAAACCGCAATAGTCAGGCAGAACTGATTTTATTTACGGTTGATTGGTGTCCTCACTGCAAAAAAGCACAGCCTGTTTGGAATGACTTGAAATCAGAGTATGAAAACAAGACAATCAATGGATACACTATTTTATTTACTGAAATCAATTGCACAAATGAAAGTCCAGATGTGGAAAAAATGGTAAACAAATATAAAATTGAAGGATATCCTACCATTAAGTTATTAAAGGACGGCAATGTCATAGAATACGACGCAAAACCAAACAAGGAGACCCTTGTGCAATTCTTAAACACTGTCTTGTAAATGTAAAGGCAAAGGCAAAGGCAAAGGTAAAGGCTCGCGTTTTTCCATAAATAGTTTAGAAGTTTCTCTCCCGGATTCCCACAGTTGTTTTCTATGTTCCATAGAATTCAATGCTTCACTTAAATTCGTAATCGTCATCATTTTACAATCAAACACGATTTCATTTTTAATAATGGGCTGGGTTTCATCCGCACTCAAATTGTAAATTAATTTAAAGACGAAATTTAAAAGAAAATCCAACAAGGATGAAGTCGATTCAATGACATTTGAAGCATTGTAATTCTCATATTTATTTTTGAATCCGAGAATCTCGTCTTTTTCAGAATGGCTGCATTTATTGAGAGGATAATTTACCATGATTCCTCCATCAATAAAACATTTGCCATCCACAAAAACCGGGGAAATAATAACAGGCAATGCGCAAGTCATATGGAGAGCAGTGAGCAAGGACAACTCCGGATGTGTTTTATAAGAAACATCCACCAATTCAAATACATTTATCTCAAATGTGAAAAAATGTATTTCAACTTTACTATATTCATAAAATTCTAATAAAGTAATATTGCACGAAATATCTTTAGCATCAAATAGAGGTTTCATGCATTTTTCAAAGGTAGCAATGTTAAATATGCCCTTGTTTATATAAGTGTCTAGTATAGAGGACATGTTAATTGGAAACACTTCATTCCACGGACGCATAATAATATAGTCAAAAATCGTTTGCCATTCAAATTTCAAGCACATGATGACTGCAATGATTGCTCCGGCGGAGGTTGCATAGATGCTTTCAATCTTATCCACATGAATAAATGCAGTCTCATATAAATATTGAAGAGAACCCAATGTTTGTATAATAGTAGGACCACCGCCTGAAATAATCAAGTGTTTAATGGTCGTTGTCATTAATCGTGATTTGCATTTATTTTTAATTACTTTTTTCTCCTATTTAATTAATGTCAAATATATTTACTCTTGAAAATATTGATGATTTTTCAGAAAAAATAAACATTGATGAATTGTATGAAAAAAAGAGACAACATGATGTAGGAAAATTAGAATTGTTTAATAAGATTTTAAACAGAATTCATGTGAGAATTAAAACCACGTCTAGACAAAAGTTAGACGAACAATTTTGTTGGTTTGTTGTTCCAGAAGTTATTATAGGTGTGCCAAAATACGACCAGTGTGCATGCATTGCATATATTGTAGACAAATTAAAAACCAATGGATTTCATGTAAAATACATACATCCAAATACTCTATTAATTTCATGGCTTCATTGGGTTCCGTCGTATGTTCGCAATGAATTGAAAAATAAAACAGGAATTATTGTAAATGAATATGGAGAGAAACTCAATGACTTGGACGATTCATCTGTTCCATCTAGTGAAGCACTTCCTGCGACCGGCGGTGCCAACGTCGCGACAAAAGCCGCCGCTTTGGCCGGGAAAAATTACACTCCCATTACTTCTTACAAACCTTCAGGCAATTTAGTGTATGCTAATGATTTATTAAATAAATTAGAAAATAAAATACATTAGAAATATATGGTAAAAACGAAAAAAAAGGACATTGGTAAAAAGAAAACACAGAGGCGCATGTATGAACCTTTTGAACACAAAATAAAACCTGAAAGCATTACGGTAGAAAAAGAGATTAACCGAATATTCAAGACTCCTTTTGTTCCTTCACACATAACTGCCAAAAAAGATTATTATTCTTATATTAATTACAAATGGATGAAAAATACGACTGTTCAAAAAGGAGCAGAATACATTATCCAATTGGACGATTTTAGATTAATTCAACACAAGGTATATTTAGAATTGTTGGAACTTGTGAAAGATTACACAAAAAAAAATCATACGAAAAAGGCAACAGAAATCTCCAACTTTTACAAGTCGTTTATTAAAGGAAGTTCATTGAATAATGTAAAAGAATATGGCCGGGATGCCTTGCAAATGATTGACACAATGAGAGAAAATCCGGCGAATTTATGGAAATTTTTAGGAACAATGAATAGAAATGAAATAATATCATGGGGATTGCCTTTTTCATACAATTTATTTGGAGATGAAAAACACCCGGATGTCTATAGATGTGTCATTGGTTCTCCCAAATTGACATTGATTGACGACAGTTTATATTTTCCAGATGATGCGTATACCGATAAAAAATACAAACACAATTATTTGAAACATTATTTCCTTTATTTAGAAGAACTCTTTGTTTTTGTCTTTGGAAACAATCACGGATTTAATGTCGGGGATATTTATGAGGTAGAAGTGTCCATTCTTAAAAACTTTGAATGCACCAAACAAAAAGAAAGCGCTGATTATTACAATGTGATTACAAAAAAAGAAGCCATGACAAAATATGAATTTAATTGGGAGGAATTTAGTAAGTCGTTGGGATATAAATCGTGTCCGGATTTTTTCATCACTTCTAGTTTAAATTATTTGGAGTGTTGCACACAATTGTTGTTGAAAGAATGGACGAGCGACAAATGGAGAACCTATTTTATTTATATTTATATTAGACAAATGGTGCGATTCAATCAAGAAGGATATAGTTTGTATTATAAATTTAATGGTAAATTTGTGACAGGTCAAGATGATGAATTGCCTCATGAATTGGGTCCAATATTTGGACTAGGGTATGCGTTTAATACCTTTTTTACAAATGAATATATTGACAAATATAAAAATGATGAAATGATTGAATATTTGCAAGGCTTGTCTGAAGATTTAAAACAAGTCTTTATAAGAATTATAGAAAAGAATACATGGCTGCAACCTAAAACAAAAGAGCATGCATTGATGAAATTAAAACATTTAAAATTGATTATTGGATCTCCGAAAGAATTGAGAGAAGACCCATTGTTGAATTATTCGGATTCAAATGCCTGGGGAAATTTGTTGAAAATCGCTGATTGGAGAATTAGTCAAAATATCTTGTTGGAAGGGAAAAAACTGATTGACATTCCTGAAATTGATTGGTCGTTGACACCGCCGAAATTTATTGGAACGCAAGCATATGTTGTGAACGCCTCTTATACACCTTCGTTAAACAGCATTTACATACCATTAGGATATATACAAAAACCATTTATAGATTTAGATGAACGCGGCATTGAATACAATTTGTCGCACATTGGATACACATTGACTCATGAAATGTCGCATGCATTAGATGATTTAGGCTCTAAATATGACCACACTGGAAAATTGCATGATTGGTGGACTGAAAAAGACAAAATTAAATTTAAAAAAATACAGCGTGAAATTATTAATCATTATGAAACATTTGCGAAATATGATGGTATAGATTTTAATGCAGAGCCTAGTATCGGAGAGGATTTAGCAGATATTTCAGGATTGGCTATTTGTTTGACATATTTAAGAGATTTTCAAAATAAAAACGAGGACATTATCCCGATTCGTGCGTTGTCATATGAAGCAATGTTTGTGTATTTTGCTGCACAACAGCGTCAAAAAATAAGTAAGCGCGCTTTAAATGCCCAATTAAAAACAAATCCGCATCCTTTAGATAAATATAGAACAAATGTTCCATTGTCAAGAATGAAAATCTTTAGGACAATTTATAATATAAAAAAAGGAGATAAAATGTATTGGAATTCCACAAATACTGTT